AAATTTCTCTTTTATAATTTTTACTTTTTTTTTCTATTTTTTGATTTATTGAATAATAAATATTATTATTATTTTTTTTGAAATTTTTATTAATTTTTATTTTTTTAATTTTTTTTAAAATTATATATTTATTTTCATCTATATCACTTAAAAATATAAAATAATCAGAACTACTTGTATTTTTAATTAAAATCCATTTTTTTAAATCAGGTTTATAAATATAAAAACATAGTTCATATTGTTTAGATAAATATTCAAGTATTTCAATATTTAGAAAAATAGTTTTATAAACAAAATCAATTTCAAAAAAATTTTTTTCAGATTCATTTTTTTTCAGATCATTTTTTTCAGATACATTTTTTAAAAAAATTTCTAATTTTTTTTTAGTTTCTGTACTTAATTCTTTACTTTTTAATATATCTTTTTCTATATTAATTTTAAATAGAGATTTATTTTTATATCTTTCTTGTAATAATTTTGAAATAATATTATATCTTCTATAATTTTTATATCTATTTGTATGATAAAGAAATCTTTTATTTAATTTTCTTCTTTTTTCTAAATCGAAACCTTTATTATTAATTCCTTTTCTTCTTTTTTCTAAATCGAAACCTTTACTAATATTTTCATTTAAATAATTAATAGGTTCAAATCCATTTGGTATAGACTTTATCAATTTATTTTGAAACTTTAAAAGTTTATTTATATAATTTATATTACTTTCTTTTAAAATTCCTTTTAAAATTAATTCAATTTCTGGTAAATATTTTTCATTATTTTCATAATTTTTATAATGTATAAAAAAAGATTTTATTCCAGCTATATCTCTAATTATTGATTCTTCTGTTCTCATTTTATTCTCTAATTGCTCAATTCTCAATCGATTTTTAATTTTTTCATTTTTTATTTGATTTTCTATTTGACTAATATTAGATTGCAATTTATTAATTAATTCATATAAAGACTGCTTAATATCCATATTTTTTATTCTTTCAAAAAAATATTTTAAATTATCATCAATATCTTTTAATTTAAATAATTCTTCCCATTTTTTATGAATTAAATAATGATTATTATTAATATTATCAAAAATATTTTCAAAATTAAATTCTTTAAGTAAAAAACTTAAATTATAATAATTATTATTTTTTTTGAATAAAAAAAATATTATTTTTTTTAGATCATTATTTTTTGGCTTAATTAGTTTCCAATATTTATTCTCATTATCATAAATAAAAAAATTTATATTATAGTCAGTTGATAATGATTTTAATTCTTCTTCATTTAATTCTTTTGAAAAATTTTCATATTTTGTTTTTAATCCTATAGTTTTTAATAATGTATAATAATTTAATTTATCAAGACTTTTTTCAAATCCAGGTATTTTATCATTATCTATTTTATAATTTATTATTTTTAATTTAAATTTTTTAGCAATTTCTTGTAAAGTAGTTAATATTGGCGAACTAATATTTATTGATTTAACTTCTCTAATTAAATAAGAAAATAAATCAGAATCTGAATTAATATTATTCATATATATAATATTTATAAATATTTATAAATATTTATAAATGGATTTTATATTAAATGTAATTATATTTTACTTTTTTTTGCACTAATTCTTTCTCTTTTTTTTTGACATTGAAAGTTCGTGAAAAGAAAATGTAATTAAACCCCATAATGACAATGGGACAAGCAGAATACATCCCGCGCTCTCTTCTAGTAATTGAGACATTTATCTTGTTTAGATTAAAAGCATGATGTTTTTCTCTTTAAGTTTAATTTATTTAACATAAAAAAATAATCAATTTTTATTTTTAAAATTTACTAAAATAATTTTCTAAAATTACTAATAATTTATCTGCATTCATATTTTCATAAAATTCCATTTCAATATCTAATGTTTTTATATTATGAGGTGGGTTACTTAAACATTCTAAAAGTCTTATATAATAACATAATTTAAATAGTACTTCTATTGAAGTTTTACCATTTAAATTTTCTAATATACTTTCATAAAATAGTTGTAATTGATTTTTAATTGCTTCAATAGTTATTTTAGTATTTCTTCTTGGAGCTGGAGGTGGGCGTGGAATAATACGACCACCTCCGCCTCCGCCAAATGAAGCTCCACCACTGGGATTTTGTAAATATTCAGCAATTTCTGTTTTTAAACTTTTAGCTATTTCATTAAGTGTTGGAATTAAATCTTCAATTCTTTTAAATATAGGTAAAAAACGATTTTCGCGAACATTATTAGATTTTAAAGTATCAAACTCTTCTTTAATTATTTTATATTTTTCAAGAAAATTTAATATTGTTTGTAAATAAATAAATTCATTTTTAGTTTTTTGGTTTAAAATATTTTCTTTAATATTTAAATTATAATTACATATTGGTTTTAATAAATTAAAATGTATTCCTTCATTTATTAAATAAACAATTGGTTTCGAATTATTTATTTTACCATTATTCTTTTCACCAAATTTTAGCCAATAATTACCTTGTTTATTGTAAATAAAAATATTTATATTATATTTATATGCAATAAATCTAATTGAAAGTTGTTCTAAGTATTTATTTTCACCACATATGTTTCCTCTTTTTACATTTCCAACAATAGATCTTAAATCATTTTTATTATGAAAAAATTTATTATTTGGTTTTAAGTTTTTTATTTTTTCAAGAATATTTTCTCTTAAATCAAACCCATTAAATATACTTAAATGATTTAAAATTGAAGAAATTGCATGGAAACCACATGTTCCATCACCTGGAATATATTCAACATAAAATCCGAATGGAATATTTACTTCTGAGTCTAATTGATTATTAGTATATGACACACTATTTTTAAAAATTGGTGTTGATTTAATAAATTTATAAAAATCTTGAAATATACTTTTTAATTCTTTATTAAATTCTAATGAATTATTTCTAAATAATGAAAAATTTGCAATACTTGTTTTTAAAAAAATATTAAATTCTGTCAAAAATCCATCATATTTAGTATAATATTCCTCTTCTAAACTCATAATATATATTATATACATAAATTTATTTTATTCCTAATTTTATTTTCAATATATTAATAAAATTAGTTCTATTATTAATAGTTAAATCAATTACTATTCCATAATTAGGGATTTTGTCTTTTATACATTCTAAAAGCTTTTTATAATAACATAACTCAAATAATATTTGAATAGTTCCAATCCCACTTAAATCTTTAATTATAATATCATAAAAAGAATCTATTTTTTTTATTATTCCATCAACTGGTATTGTAATATTTCGCGTCACACTAATTTGTTGAGGAATTTTTCCACCACTTTCTTTTAATCCACTTTCTACAGGTATTTCTTCATATAATAATGTTTTAGCTTGAAATTTATTTAGTTGAAAATCTTCTTCTTTTAAATCTGGGCCTTCTTTACTACTATCATTAAATTTGTACCATCGATCATCATATTTTTTATATGCATAATAATGACCACTTGATTCTGAACCACTATGAACATAAAATCCAATTAAATTATATTTTTTATTATTTTTCGGAATTGTTAAAGTATCTGGAATAGTGACTTCATTTTCAATTTTAAATTTAATTGGGTTCTCATGTATTTTACCGCGATTATCTGTATATGTTCCTCCAATTACTCTTTTACCATTTTTATTTAGTTCTAAACCCTCTCTTCTTAAATTTATAAATAAATATTTTGAACAAATTATTTCAATTTCATTACTATATATATATTTTCTATTTTCATTTGGTAATTGTTCAGTTACAGGAAAAATAGATTTCATGCAATAGTCATTTAATAAATCTTGTAAATTTAATTTGTCATTTGAATATTTTGGATTTTTAATATAATATTTATCTTTGAATGGTAAATTTAAATATGATGAAGGCATAGTTTTTTCAGTTGGTTTAGGATCAACTTTTTCATTTAAATTCCCTTTTCTTGTTGTTCTTTGCATAGTAATTTTTTCATCTACTTTATAAAATGGTTTTAATTTATCTTCAAAAATTAAATCATAAAAATCTAAAAAAAATCCGAAAAATTCCATTGCATCTTGTTGCTCACCAATTTCAAATCCAATACTATTTGCGATTTTTACAACTAAATCTGTTAATATTTCAGTATTAGGTGAAATTGTATCATCAAAATATAATCTAATAAATTGTTTAAGATTTTTAATTTTAGATTTTTTTTCTATATTTATTCCATTAGGAATATTATAATTAATAATAAATACAATAATGTCATTACAACGTAAAAATAATTGCATAAAAGAGTTAAAAAAACATGTATTTCCCAAATTTAATATACCTTTAGTTTTAGAAAAAAAATCAATTGACATAATTATATTTATATATATCAGTCAAAAAAATCTAAAAATATTATAAAAGTTTTTATTTTTTAAATTTATCAAAATAATTTTTTAAATCTTTTATATAAAGTTCTGGATTAGATTGATTTTCAATAAAAATATAATATTTAAAAATTTTATAGAATATAGAGGTTCGGTCAGACATTTTAATAACTTTTTATAATAACATAAATCAAATAATAATTTAATATTTATTTCAATACTTGATTGTTTAATTATATTATCATAAAATATATCTAATTTTTGTTTAATTTGTTTAATTTATTTAATGTATCTATGTGATTTATGTACAGGAATTGGTATTCCAATATTTTTTTCTTCATACAATAATACAATAGATTTTTCTAAATCTGCTAAAATTTCTTTAACATTAATTTCAGAACAATTATGATCATAAGTATTTTCACTACAATTATACCATTTACCATTTACCATTATATTTTCTATAACATATATTTTTCCCATACAATCCTTTTTCATGATTATTATTTATATGAGATATAAATCCTATTAAATTATAAAATTTATCATTTATTTTTAAAGATAAAGCAATATTATTAATATATTATTTATTTTATTAATAATTTTTTCTATAATTAATTATTTTTCAAAAAGAAGAGATTTTCTCTATAATCTTATTATAAAAAACTTTTATAATAATATAAAATATAAAAAACATACCAAATTTTTTTTATATTTAGATTGTAAAAAATCGATTTATATTTATTTATATTTACATAATTTATTATTTGTATTTATTTTTCTTTTTTTTTAAATTTTTATTTAGTGCCTTATAAAATTTTTTTTTTGTATTTTTATCTATATTTTCAAATGTCATATGTTTTACTAATAATTTAATAATTAGTTCTCTTTTAATATGTTGTTCGGAAGATAAAAATAATAATATGTGTACCATATATAAAATTATAGCATTGTAAATTTTTTCCTCAATAATTTCATTGGGATTTATTCCCCAAGAAAAAAAACTTTCTGATTTTATTAAAATTTTTATTTTTCCATTTAAACATTCAAATATTTTGTTTAAATATAATAAATTAAATAAAATTTGAATATTTATATCACTTTGTTTAAGAAATTCTTCATAATAATAAATAAAAGTATCTCTAAATTTTGGAATTAAATCTATAATTTTATCTTTTTGTTCTTTTAAATTTCTTAAATGTCTTAAAGGTTCCATATTATTTAAATTAAAAAATTTGCCTGTCAATTGATCATAAAAAGCTTCTTTTTTTGGATATTTTTTTTAGAATCAGATTCAAATACAAATTCATTTGGATAAATCTTTTTTTTTGCTAACTTAATCAAAGAAATACCATCTAAATTATCTAATATATTTTTAATTTCCGTTTTTTTGTTTAATTCTTCATTAGGTATAATAATTTTATCAAAAATTCTAAAAAAAAATCTGAGCTTTTCTCTAAAATTATTAATAGCTTGTTCAAATTTATTTTCTGGTGTTTCTAACCCTTTGGTATGAAATTCATATAAATTTGGACTTTTTTTAATAAACCTATTTCTTATATCAAAATTTAAATTAAAATTTGGCAATTGTTCCATTAATGTATAATGTTCATTATTTAATAATAAATAAATTACAGTTCCACAATCTAAAATATTTATTTCATTAATATTATTATTATTATTTTTAGAATATGTATTTGGACTTATAAAATCAAAAATATATTTTGGATTTTTTGTATCATAAATTAAAAAACATAAATTATAATGTTTTGCAATATATTGAAGAGTTCCTATATCAGCAAAAAACTCTCCAATATTTTTGTTTTCATTAATTACAATTCTATTTAATAAAGCCTTGTTTTTTGCACGACTCTTTTCCAGTTTTTCTTTTATTCCGAATAAATTGATCTTTTTTGGAATTTCTCCTGAAATATTATGTCTAATTTGTGCTTCAATATTTTTTCTCAAATCATGACCACAAAAATTATTTCGACCATAAATTACTTCTGCAATTGCATGATAACCACATGTACCATCACTAGGAACATATTTATAATAAAATCCTGGAATTGTTAATTCAGGATTTGAAGCTGATAAAACTATACCATATTTTGTTGCTATTTCTTTTATTTCTCTAACTATAATTTTTTCATGTATTGATTCAAATGTTGCAATACTTTGAAATAAAAATCTTTGAATTGAATTATATAATATTCCTAATTCTGTTGATGAAAATAATGGTTCAGCCATCAACTTTCTTATATTTTCATTTGATGAACTCATTTCTAATATATATATATATAATTTAATTATAAAAATAAAAATTTTTTATTTAATTTTTTTATAGTGCAACTTAAAAATTGGGTAATTATTTTGTATATTATTTTTTTATAATAAATATTTGACCATGTTCCTTTAAATTTATGAAAATAATTTTTTATTTTTATATAAAGTTCTTGATTAGATTGACTTTCTGATAGCCAACAAACTATTAATAATTGAAATCAACTTATATATAATTTTATAAACATAATTTATAATTTTTATTTTTCTTTAAAACTTTCTTAAAAATCTCTTCGTAACTAACTCCATTTTCAAATTTTATACCTGACTCTAAATCAAATAACTCTTTATAAATATAACTCTTTTTACAAACAGTTGCTGTATTATGTAATGCCAATGCAGTATTCTTAATTGCTGAAATAACCATTTTTTTAGTAATTGCTGATTCATTACCCATTTCTTCATCTAAACTTTTCAAAAAAATCATATTTGCATTCCACATACGCATATCTTTTGATGAAATAGAAAATGAATCTAAATATTCATTTATATCACTCATTGATACGTCAAATAAATAGGGATTTCTTTCTCTTTGTGCCTTTTTATAAACACTCTTTAAAATAGGAATAAATTTTGAATCCCTAATAGTGCAATTATTTAAAACTCCCTTCTTCCCAATGAATTCAATAACAATATGATCGTTATAAATTTTCATATGTTTTTTATGCAATGTAGTAATGCCATATGATCCATATTTTTTTTCGTAAATTTTATTCCCAATACGAAAATTGCATAAATCCATAATTTTCAAAACAATGCAAATCATCTTAGTTTTATCAAATCCCGATTTAGATTTATATAAATTATTATTAATTTCCTTTTTTAATTTAAACATATGGTGACTCATTTTGACTAATTGGCAATATTTCTTCTCTTCACGCAATTCCTTACTCTCTTCGCTATAAATATATTGTTTCCGCCCAGCTACATCAATTCCTGTTGCTAAAATAGGTGAATTTAAGTAAATTTTGACATCTTTGTACGCGGGTGGTATATAAATTTTAGAGATTTTATCAAGAATTTTTATATTATTTATTTGCTTATTATTTTTATCAAAAAAAAATGATTTA